CGGAGGCCGTGGCAGACCCCAGGCCGCGCTGGTCCGGTGAGAAGGGCTACGAAGCCCAGGGCAAGACCTTCGAGGAGTTCGAGGATGATACCGAGCAGTGGGAGGCCCGCGCCGAGTCACGCCGCCTCGCCGCGCTCTCGCAGACGACCGAACGGCTGACCGAAGCCCAGAAGGCCGAGCGCGAGGCCGCCGAGCAGGCGGATCGTGAACGCTATTTCGAGCAACGGCACCGCGAGCGGCACCAGAAACTCATCACCGACCCGGAGGTCGCTGCGGCCTTCGAGTCTCCCGAGTTCAAGGAAATGCCCGCGACGCCGTTCATGACGACCCTGATCAAGCTCCACGACCAGGGCGCCGAGGTGATGAAGCACTTCGCACTGAACCCGGCGGAAGGGTATGCCTTCTCCAACCTCGCGCTCTCACGCGAAATCAAGGAAGCCTTTCGTGAGAGCAGCAACCCGGTCGGTCTGATCTCTGCCCTCGTGAACGACCCCGAGGAAGCTGGTCGGATTGCCCAACTGAGCGGCACTCGAGCGCATCGCGCGCTCTGGGCCCTCGAACACGAGCAGCGCGACGCGAAAGTTGGCCCGTCGGCCGCCGTGCCACGTAAACAAGCGACCCCTCTCCCGGCCAAGGTGCAGGCGTCGCGTTCGGTGGCAGTACAGCGTCCGATTACGGAGCTCACGACCGACGACATGGACGAGTTCCTTCGCCGCGAAGAGGCGGAAGGCAACATCTAGGTCGCCGGCGCGCACGACCCCACTCCCGCATCGCGCGCACATCTGCCACCGACGTCAGTCGGCCCGACACGGGCTGGGTGGTGAAGGCTCATGGCGAACACTCTGATCAATCCCGCGTGGGTGTTGATGAAGACGTCGGTACGTCTCAACAACAACCTGCGTTTCGGCGGCAACATCGATCGGTCCTACTCGGACGAGTTCAAGCAGGGCGGGGCCAAGATGGGCAACACCGTCAAGGCTCGTCTGCCTCAGCGCTACCAGCGGGTGCGCGGCGCACAGTTCCAGCGGCAGGATGTCACCGACCGCACGGTGGACATCGAGCTCACGGACCAGGTGCATGTCGGCATCGGCTTCGGTTCGTGGGAGCGCACGCTGAACATCGAGCGCTACCAGGAGCGGTACATCGAACCGGCGAAGGACGAGCTGTCCAACGGCTACGACTTCGACGGCATGGACCGCATGTACAAGACGGTCGCCACGACCGTCGGCACGCCGGCGGTGGTGCCTGGCTCCACCGGCACGCTGCCGCAGGCGGCGACGCAGACCTACCTCGACGCCTCCGAGCGACTCACTAACATCGGTGTAACCGAAGAGGATCGTCGGATCGTGGTCAGCCCGGCCATGCAGAACTATCTAATCAACGGGACCATCACCCTGATGAACCCGGCGATGAAGATCGGGATGCAGTACAAGACCGGCCAGTTTGCCGGCGAGGCGCTCGGGTGGTCGAAGTGGTTCGTCGGCCAGAACGTCGCGCTGCACACGGTCGGGCCGCTCGGCGGCACGCCGCTGATGAACACCCCGTCGACGCTGACGGCCAACGGTGCCACGTCGCTGGTGACAGACGGCTGGACCGCTTCGGCGGCCAACCGGCTGAAGGCGGGTGACGTCATCCAGATCGAGGGCGTCTACGAGATCAACCTGATGAACCGGCAGCAGTTGTCCTACCTCAAGGACTTCGTGGTCACGTCGGACATCGCCTCGGACGGCTCGGGCAACGCGACGATCACGATCTCGCCGCCCCTGATCTTCTCGGGTCAGTTCCAGAACTGCTCGGCGCAGCCGGCGGATGGCGCGGCCATCACGATCTTCGGCCATGCGTCGTCGCACGCCAACAAGCTGACGCGCCAGGCGCTCGGCTTCCGCAAGGAAGCGTTCGCAGGCGTGACGGCGGACCTCAACAAGCCCGGTGGCGTCGAAGTCTCCGAGCGCGTGAGCAACGAGAAGCTGGCGATCTCGATGCGGATGGTCAGCGACTACGACCTGAAGGAAGACGAGACCAACTGCCGACTCGACATGATCTACGGCTTCTCGGCGGTGCGCCCCGAGATGGCCGTGCGGATCGCGTCGTAGCCGATGCTCGCCGAGGGGGCGCGGATGGTCCGCGTCCCCCGTCGTGCTCATCCTTTTCCTGAGGTACTCGACCATGAAGATCCGCGCGCTGTTCACTTCGATCGTGCTCCTTCTCGGACTGATGGGGGCTGCCCAGGCGCAGACCGCCCTGACGTCCACCACGCTGTCAGCGGCCCTGACGGCGACCCAGACGACCGTGCAGGTCGCCAGTGCGACCGGCGTCAGCGCCGGCGTCTACCTGTTCGTCGACCGCGAGGCGATGCGGGTCAACAGCATCACCGGCACGCTCGCCAACGTGTCGCGCGGTTTCGCCGGTTCGGCGGCCCGCGCGCACATCACCGGCGCCGTGGTCTACGTCGGGGCGGCCTCGGCGTTCTCGTCTGACGGTGGTCCTGGTGGGCCCGTCGGTGCCTGCACGCGCACGGCACAGACGACCCTGCCGCGGATCTCGCTGCCGTCGGGCAACGTCTACGACTGCCCGGTTGGCACGAACGCGCAGTGGGCGCTCCTCAACGGGGAGGGTCTTCGCACGGTCAAGTCGGAAGCGTTCAACCTCGACAACGGGTCGGGGACGACCATCGACGCGATCCTGATTCGGCCGGCGCGCGACATCCTGGTCACGGCCTGCCGGATCGTCTACGAGGACGCGACGGCAGGCACGGTGGCGGCGGGGAACGCGCGGGTGGGCACCACGGTCGGCGGGTCAGACATCGTGGCCTCGACCGCCTATACCAACTCGGCGACCGTCGGATCGACCACCGCAATGACGATCGTGGCCGGCAACGTCTCGGCTGGCACCCCGGTGCTGGTGCGTCATACCGGCGTCGCCGCGACGGTCGCGGGTGAAGCCGTGGTCGAGTGCGACTACGTGTACCGCTGATCAAGGTTGAGTCGGTAACTCCTGACCGGCTCACAATCCGCCTGGGTGTGGGGACGGCGACCCCGCACTCAGGCGGACTTTCTCCGCTCGCCGTTGCCCCTCGCCGCCAAGGAGAGTTCACAGATGGTCCGCACCTACCGCTACCACGCCACGAAGCCGCCGGTCGTCGTCGAGACGCCCGAGCAGGAAGCCGCCCTCGGTCCTGGCTGGTTCGACACGCCAGACGCCGCACTCGCCTACGCCGCCGAGAGCCACGACGGCGATCAGAAGCCGCCGGCGCCGGTCGGCGACACCCTGGACGGCCTCAGCGCCGCCGATGCGGCGAAGGCCGTGCTGGCGACGGATGACCTCGACACGCTGCAGGCGTGGCTCGATGCCGAGCTCAGCAAACCGAAGCCGCGCGCCAGCGTGACGCGCGTACTTGGCGAGCGCCTGGAGTTCCTGACGGCCCCGCCGAACACCGCGACGTCCTGACATGACCGTCCTCGAGCTGTTCACCGCGTCGATGCACCGCCTCGGGTATCTCGAGGCGACCGAAGCCCCAGAGTCGGCCGATACGGACGCCTGCCTGGTGGCCGCAAACGCATGGATCGACGCGCTGGCGCTCGAGGATATGTTCCTCTACCGGATTGCCCGACAGGTCTTCGACCTGCAGGCCAACGTGGGGAGCTACACCATCGGCACTGGGGCGACGTTCAATACCCCTCGTCCGGTGACGATCTACGACACCGGCGTCATGCCGAGCCCCTCAGACGCGACGCCACGAGAGATTCCGCTCGGGGCGCCGCTCTCGGTGCAGGAATACGTGCGCGTCGTGTCGAAGACCCAGACATCGGCCTATCCTGGCGCCGTCTACTACGACCCCGCCTTCGCCGCGGGATACGGCACCATCCACGTCTTCCCGGTGCCGGACTCAGCGACGCCTGACCTGGTGCTCTACCTGCCGGAACGGCTGAGCGAGTTCTCGAGCCTGTTCACGGACCTGGACTACCCGCCCGGGTACCGACGGTTCCTGATCACCAACCTGGCCGTCGAGTTCGCGCCGATCCTCGGTGCCACCCCCAGCAACGAGCTGGTCCGGTCGGCTGAGGAGTCTCGGGTGGCGGTCATGCGGGCGAACGTCCGGCCGGAAGAGCTGCTCATCAGCATGGACGTCCCCGGCATGAGTCGACGCGGGCGCTACGACATCTTCACGGGCTGACCTGATGCAGAAGAGCCCCTATCTTGGCTTCGTGGGTGGATTCGAAACCGCCCGGTCGCCGATGCACTCGCAGGAGCGCACCGTCAACTTCTACGTCGAAGCCAGTGGGTCATCCGGAGCCCTCACGCCGGCAGCGCTCTACCTGCGACCGGGCCTGACGGCCTTCGCGGCCCATGCGACCAAGACGCGGGTGCGCGCGCTGTTCGAGGAGAATGGCCGCTGCTTCGCCGTCATCGGCGACACCTTCTGCGAGGTGTTCGTGGACGGCACCATCACCGACTACGGCACCGTGCTTGAGGCGGCGGCCGGCACCCCAGCCACCATCACGTCGAACGGTGACGGCGGGGGCGACCTGTTCATCGCGTCCGGCGACCACGGCTACGCCTTCGACCTGGCGACGAACGTGCTCACGGAGGTCTTGATCCGCGGCTGCGCGAGCGCCGATGCGGTCGACGGCTTCATCACGGCCCTGGATACCAGCGACTCGACTCTGCAGAGCTCAAGCCTGTACGACGCCTCGGACTTTCCGGCCACCTTCATCGAGCAGCGGTCGACGGCGCCGGACCCGTGGCTGACGCACCGTGTCCTGAACCGCCTGATCTACCTGTTCGGCGAGCGCTCGACCGACATCTACTACAACGCCGGCCTGGCCGCCTTCCCCTTCGCCAAGCACACCGCCGGCGCGTTCCAGTGGGGCGTGGCGGCCGTCCATTCGGTGGCGGTCGTCAATCAGGCGCTCATCTGGCTGGCGCGGTCTGGCGACGACATCGGCGCGGTGGTGGTGGCGCAAGGCTCATCGGCGCAGGAAATCAGCACGCCGGCCCTCCGCGCCGTCATCGACGGCTATCGGCGGACGGTGGGCATCACGGACGCCATCGGCGAGAGCTTCGCCCTGCTCGGGCACACGTTCTATGTCTTGACGTTCCCAGCGGCCGATGCCACCTGGGTCTACGACGTCACGACCAAGACCTGGGTGGAGTGGCTCTCGTGGGTGAGCGCGGAGGGCCGATATGCGGCCTGGCGCCCGCATTGGCACTCCATCGCGTTCGGCAAGCACCTGGTCGGCGACAGGCTGACCGGCGACATCTACGAGCTGGACCCGACCACGAACCGCGACGCCGGCGAGACGATTCGTGGGCTGCGCCAGCCGCCGGCCCTCTACGCCGACAGCGCGCGCATCACGATCGACGAGTTGGAGATTCAGGTGGAGACCGGCATCGGCCCGATCCAGACCGATCCGACGGAACCGGCGCCGGTCATCGTCCTGAACTACTCGAAGGACCGTGGCCGGACCTGGCGGCAGGCGTCGTCGCCGAAGTCGGTCGGCGTGACCGGCGACTACAACCGTCGCGTGATCTGGAACCGTCTCGGCACGGCCCGGCAATTCGGGTTTCAGGTCATCTGCTCCGACAATTACCCGTATCGGCTGTTCGGGGCCCTCCTGAGCCCGCGGCCTGGAGCGGGCACATGAGCGTCGGCCCCTTCCCGCACGAAGATGCCGTCGTCGGCGAAGGCCGGCGCCTGACCGAGCCCTGGTGGCGCTGGTTCAACGCCCTGGCTCGGGACGTCGAGACGCGCCTGGTCGCCCTCGAACTCGCCGTAGCCACCGCCCAGGCATCAATTGCGAGCCTCCTGGCGACCGTGGCGGCCTATGCCGTCGCGTTCACCACGGACGCACTGACCGCCACCACCGGCGCCTTCACGTCACTGACCACGGAGGCACTCGCGTTCCCGGCCACGCAGGTGCCGAGTGCCGACGCGAACACCCTCGACGACTACGAGGAAGGCACGTTCACCCCCACCCTGACGTTCGGCGGCGGGGCGACCGGCATGACCTACGGCACGCAGCTTGGTGCCTACACGAAGGTCGGGAACCTGGTCACGGTCATGATCCGGATCGTCCTGACGGCGAAAGGGTCATCGACTGGCGCCGCCATCATCGGCGGGTTGCCGTTCGCCACGGCGAACGACAGCCATGTGGCGGGAGGCGTCATCGTCGTCGGCGCGAACTTCTCAGGCTTGACCAGTCCACCCTTCTCCTACAGTCTAGCGAACACGTCCGTGGCGAATCTGGCCGATTGGGGGGCCACCGGAGCCGTCAACATGGACGACACGAACTTCAACGCGACGACCTCGCTGGAGCTCGTGATGACCTATCGGACGGGGGCCTGATGAGTGTCGATCTGGTGCGACCGGCCGTGCTCGAGGATCTCCCGGCCATCGTATCAATGGCGGTGCGGTTCGGCGCGTCCGAGACGTTCGCCGGTGGCCTGCCGGTCGACCCGGAGAAGGTCGGCGCGGTGGCCCAGGCCGCGATGGCGTCGGAGGACAAGACGGTCTTCGTCGGGGTCCACGGCGGACGAGTCGTCGGCATGTTGGCGCTCTACGTCTACGAGCACCCGTTCACGACCCAGCGCGTGGCAACGGAACTGGTGTGGTGGGTCGACCAGGACATGCGCGGCGGACGTCTTGGGTTGCGACTCCTCGCCGCCGCCGAGGCGTGGGCGAAGGATGTTGGGGCCGACGTGGTGCAGATGGTTGCGCCGAACGACGCAGTGGCGTCGGTCTATGCGCGGCGAGGTTACGACCTGCTGGAGCGGGCGTACCAGCGGAGGGTGTGAACAATGGCGGTCACAACTGGAATCGCGGCCATGATGCTCGGGAGCGCAGCGCTGTCTGCCGGCACGAGCATCTACGGGGCGAAGAAGCAGGTCGGCGCCGCCAGGGAGGCGTCGCGGTCTCAGGATCAAGCCCTCGACAAGTCACTCGATTGGGAACGCGAGCAGGAGAAGCGTCGACAAGAGGAGTGGGACCGCAGCGAGCGGATGAACCAGCAGAACTGGGAGCGGGAAGTGGCCCGCGAGCAGATGAATCTGGACCGCGCTCGGGAGGAAGACACCTACCGCGACCGCCGGAAGGAACCGATCCGCCAGGCGGGCTACGCCGCCATCGCGGACTTGGACGCCCGCCGGAAGGGTTCCATGCAAGACCTGTTGCCGACGGGGAGGATCTGATGCAGACCTACGGGAATTATCCGCGAGGCTCTCGCATGGGCGATCTCGTCCCTGGGCCACCGCGCACGCCATCGACCGATGACGTGGCGTGGGGCGTCGTCGACCCGCGTGACCCGCGCTACGCCGGCGGGCCGCCCCCGAGCGCCGCGCCACCGGACCCGCGCGTCCCGACGCCCCCGCCTGACCAGAACCGTGGATACCAGGCCGATCCAACCGCGCCTGGTCCCACGTCGGCGCCAAGCACGCCCCCCGTCACGCCCCCCGTCACGGCGCCGACCTCACCGGCTGCCCCCGCGTCAGGGTACCAGGCCGCGCTGCAGCGCATCCGAGACGCCTACAAGAAGTATCTGGGACGAGAAGGCACCGAAGCTGAGTGGGCGAGCCATCTCGGCAACGGTCGGAGCTTCAACCCGAGCAACATCGAGTACGGCATCACGAACATCCAGCGTTCGCAGGAGGCCCAAGACTACGCGAAGCGACAGACGGCGGGTCCAGGTGAGACCGAGGCACCGAAAGCGCCAGCCGGCACGCACACCTACACGGGTGGCGCGCTGGAATACTACGGGACCGGCGACATCGCCGGCGCCGAGAACATCAAGCGTGGCAACGTCGGCACCCTGTCAGGCTTCACCGAGCACGGCCTGAACGGTGACACGAGCATCCGCGGCTCCAACTCCATCAAGAACGTCAATGGCCGATTCTTCTCGCACCTGCCGGCGAAGCCATCCAGCATCGACACGCTGCTGGCCGACCCCGAGTTCCGGGCCCTATTCCCGAACGCCAAGAAGGTCAGCTTCGACAAGATCGACTACGGCGACGGCAAGCCCGTCGATGTCCTGAAGGCGGCGGACCCGAACACCGACACCGCCGAATCCTGGGCATGGATGCCCGAGAGCGAAGCCGTGCCGCAGAACGCCGGCACGGGATACACCACCTGGCGCTCGAGCCAGCCGTCGTCGACGAGCGCGGCCGCGCCGACCGACGACGGATTCTCGCGTCAGACTCTTGTCGATCCGCGGCGGTATCCGACCGCGGAATCACAGTGGACCGGCCCCCGCATGATGGG